TTTCTCTGATTGTCTTGATCAACAATGAGTCTGGGATGCCTGAATCCATCCAACTCCTAAAATAGCCATATCCCTTGTCGTTTATCTGTACTCTGTTCCAGTTGTCTGGATCAAATCCATTTTGTTCCCAAAACTGTTTGATACTTGGTATGGTATCCTTTGTTAGTCCTTGCTCTTCGGTGTTCACAAACATTAATATTGGGGAATTCTGTTTATTTAAAAAGTCCATTAATTGATTGTTCCAGTTGTGCATCATGTGCTCAGGTACTGGGGGACTCGCAGTATATGATGGTTGTACATCCACCACGATACATGGTATTGAAGTTCCCTCTTGAAGATCTTGCAGCTTCATTCATCTAAATCCTCGATAACTTCGCAGTCACTTGATTGTTCTTGAAATTCACATAAACTTTGATACAGATAGTCACATGATTCTTGGAGTTCGTCATCATGTGATTCCACATCGATTCCCAGATCCATCATGGTGTTGAGTGTATGATCTGCGGCGGCTTGTCGATCTTTAACAGGAACATAATTCTTCAGTGAATTCCATAGTTCAAGAGCAGTTATTAGTTCTTTGTCCATAGCTATTTTCCTATTATAATGCTAGATTGATTGAATATACCACTATATATCAAGTTTTTGAAATGGTAGATATACCATGCGTGGGAACACAGTATATCTACACTTGTTATTATTCTTCAGGTGATGAATTGATCTCTTCTTCATCTTCATCATCAGCTGCTTCTTCTGCCAGAATAGCTTTAATCTCGCGTTTTTCCCAGTGGTGAAACTCATCCATTATGGTATTGAGTATTCCGCCTGTATTTTTATCCCATGCTTTTCGGAACATCTTAGTGACTTCTCCAGTCTCAGGGGAAATATATTCCAATTTATTACCCACCTTTACCAGTACTTCCTTGGCTTCAAAGAAGTCAACCAAGCCACTTGTTGGATCCATTCCCTGCTCATATGGGATTTTAATTTGTACATTTTCGAATGGTTTAGCATACCGAGTCTTCATGACTTTACAGTTGGCCCTGATGCCATGTACCTTGGGAGTCTTATTCCCATCAGTGTCTTCCTTGAGTTTTAGTTTACCAATGGCCACTACGATGGAACTGGCATAGATAAACCCCGAACCGCCTGAAATAACTGGGTCTGGTGAAAACATATCCTGAGATGCATACGAGTGCTGAGTTGCTATCAGTCCAATATTCAAGTCACCAAACATGTTCACACAATTGGTAACCAGTGCCTTCAGTGCCTTTGGTTTACGTCCCATGTCTCCCTTCATATCACCAGCCTGGAATTGGTTGACCTCAGTGGGTGACATCAACATACCAAGACTGTCAATGACAAATAGAACCTTGGGTCTATTCTCGACCGGCTCATTACCATAATCACTTCGGTATTCTTTCACAAATTCTGAAATTACCTTTGCAACTTCGTCGATCATGGCCATATTGAGTTTTAGGATTTTGTCTTCTGAAGTATCCACTCCCAAGGCTTTAAGCCAGGATTCGTCCAGTGCATTTTCACTATCAATCAAGATAACAAAAATGCCTTGCCGTTGTGCGTCTCGAATAATATTACCAGATGCCACGAAACTCTTACCACTACCACTTTCTCCCGCAAAGACTGTTACTTTACCAAGCGGGATACCGCGGTTAAAGTCTCCGCTTATCAGTTTGTTTAATGTATAGTTGCCAGTTGAAATCCAAGTGTCAGGATCTCTGAATCCCACACTCATTCCTTGAACGCTTTTAGTCACACTTTTTCTAAATTTAGAAACATCAAATGCCTTCATGCATTATCTCCTATCATGTAAATTATAAAACAGAAATACGGCGTGGTACGCGTACCACGCCGTAAGTGTCAGTACATCAGTCTGCTGTTTTACGACTGCGTAGTTTTGCAAGAATATCGCTTGCACTTTGCTGTCCAGCGGGCTGTTCTGAGGTATCAGAGGTTACAGAATCAGTTTGCTCTTTAACTTCTTCATCCTTAGGAGTTTCAGCTTTGGGAGTAACTGGGACAGTAGACGAGTTATTAGTGTCATACTGCATACCAGCTGGGCGATAAAAATCAGCAAACTTCTCTGGATCATATGTTTCCCCATTGACGCTTGCTTCAAACATTTCTGAAATTATAGAAAGTTCTTTGTCACCAGGCTGTTTGGGCATGAAGTCATTTAGATCAAACAGACTATGTGTTGCAACGGCTTCACGTTCTTGCTCGGTCAGACTGCGTTCACGTCGGGCCCAGTTTGAAGTTGAATAGTCTGCATATTGCCCCTTTTGTGTCTTGACCAATTTGAAGTCTGTACCCTGATCGTAGTCAGTTGGGATTTCAGGGAAGTCAGGATCCATTAGCGCCGCCTTAATAATATTAAAGATGGATGTGTTAATCATGAATCGACGCACGGGGTTTTCTGGTGTATTGTCTTCTTTAAGAGTGGAGTCTGTTACCAAACCCTGGAACAAGTATGAACGCTTTTTCCAGTATTTGCGAGCCATATCTTCCATGCTGGGGTCCTTGAACCAAGGACGAATCTCATCATGGATTGGGCAACGTAGTCCCTGCCACATTTCAGCACATGGAACCTGTACCACGATTGGTTTGGACTCATCTGCATCTTTAATCCCAGAGAATGGGATTCGGATCATTTGACGTTCGCGCCAGAAATATGTGTTGGATGTGTCTGCGTCTGGAAGGAAGCGGATACTGGTAGTTGATCCTTCATCCATGTTCCAGAATGGGTAAATTGCATTGTCGCCGCCGCCTGATTTACCTGATTGCTTAGTGTCTTGTGCGAGAAGTTTCGCGCGGATTTCTGCTAGTGTTGCCATTATAGGTGGTCCTTTAAAAGATGTGTATTCCAGATTTACTGGACTTACAATATGACACATTGTGTGTCACATGTTATTTATCATTTCATAATGATTTTTATTGAGTTAGAACTTTGCCAGTTCACTTTCAATGGAGTCACAAGCTGCATCAACTGTGTTGTCTGCTGTATCTGCTTGTTTAACAATTTTAGTTGAATTCTTCATTGAAGTCAACACATTTGTCATTGTTTCTTGTAGGTTAGCAGGAAAATCCTTAAATTCTTCCATTACCTGATGAAGCTTGGATTTAAGATCTTCTGACTCAGAAAATTCAGCATAATATCCCAGCCATTCCATGATCACGTGATCGGGGTCCGCGTATGCAATACCATCCAGATCACTATCCTCTTGCTCCATGACATTCACACAACCTGCATCCACAATGATCTTGGCAATTTCTGCCACCAGTTTGCGTCGACTTTTGTTGGCCTGACACCTTTCATTGATTTTGGTCAAGTATGGGAGGGCATCGGCCACTTCGGAAACAGGGATTCCCTCAAATAATTCATCATTAGTAACAGTGTCATCGTGTGCGTCAAGATCAATGGATTCCATGTATTTTGAGTAGACAGTGGGTGACTGCATGGAATTAATGGTTTTCTTCAGTGTTTTTACTCGATCCTTGGTCTCGGTCATCAATTCATTCTTTCCTTCGGCTAGTTCAGGAGTTTTCTTGGAATAATTGATGAATTTTGAAAGTTTTTGGATCTCTTCAGTAACTGATAGAATGTGCTTGCCACCTTGATCATATGGGTTGCCGCCTTCACTCACGTGAACCGTCATTGCCCTTGCGGCAGGTACGCTGTTATATGGGAAACTAAATCGTTCATGCTTGTCATTTTCAATAAAGATCTTGGCTATGTTTCTAGATCTGGAACCTTGAATGGCTTCATCCACTGATTTTCGATGTTTGATATACATAGTGGCATTCTCAAATCGCTGTCGGGTAGTTCTCACCGTGCCCCATGGTCGAGTGAATCCTTCTGATATGCCTGCGGCACTATTCTGGTTTTTTGCCTGCACTACTTGTGGTATGAAGTCCTTGGGAGTAATGTCCTTACCAAAAGACTTCACGTTATAGTCAATAACATTCTTATTTGCCAATATTTTGAATTGATTAAGCATTCCTTTAATCTTACCCAAATCAGTTGACTTGCCTATGCCAATATTCATAGTACTGTATTGAGAAGATACATCAAAGTTTACCATGATGTTCATGGCCTTATTATAGAACCGTCGCGCCTCATCTGGATCCAAGGTGTGAGTTCCGTCTTCAGTGTACATCTTGACTGACAATGAATTGCCTTTGAGTATCCCAAAGATTTGATTGCTTATTTTTTCAATATTAATTTTCATAATGTGTTCTCATATCTATTATTAAAGGAATCCAACTGGCATGGGCAAGGTAGTGCCTGAATCAAATGATTCTCTGACTTTATCGAATGTTTCTTCGTCATATTTACTCACAACATCAATCATGCGGATGGCAATGATCAAACTCATCACAAGGTCATCGTTTTCGCCTTCTTTGGCCTTGAAAGTTGTACCGCGGGCCACAAACGTCTTGAGTTCTTTCACTAAGTTCTTGCTATTGATCTTGAGTTTTTCCTTTTCCACCCATTGCTTGAGTTTGGCACATGCTGCTAGTTTTGTACCATGGGTGGTATTGAATCCTCGTCGGAGTGTTCTAGATGATCTGGTTTTCTTGGGTTCACTAATGAATGTTCCGGGTATGTTTTCCTCGCCCATTTCTTGAATTGTTATCAGCGCGGCTTCTCCGATTGTATTGTTTTCAATACTCCAATATATTTCAGTACCATTTCCCGCTTCCGATTGAATCAAGTCACAAATTTCCTTCATGACTTTTATCTGCCCCGGTATGGCTGTTTTATTGTGTTGCCATTCACCCACTTGTACAAGGTCGGGAAGACTGATTACTTGAATTGCCGCAGGGTCTCCGCCTGTGCCAAGACTGGGATCCAATGATACCACGTATAATTTGTTCGAGACAATGGGAGCATACCATCTCACTTGCCCAGTTTTTCTATATGGGTCGCTTCCTTCATGCATATTGGAAAGAAAAATACTATTCACTAGGGTTTCATCATATGCGATGAATTCGCATTCAAATTCTCGGCGAAACCGTTCCTCACCAATCTTATTGCGTTCGTCATTTGCCCATTCTTCGTTTCTATCTGGGTGTTCGCTCCAATGAGATTGGAATGCCTTAAATCCATTGGTTCCTACTTCTTTTTCGTTACCAAACTCATCCTGTGTTTTCAGTGCCGCTTTCCAAATTTGTGCAAACTGGTCGTTGTCTTGGTTGGGGGTACTAGTGATAAAACAGGAGCCGCCTGAGCTCAATGTTGGTGAAATACTTGTCCAGAATTCAATCGCTACCCTGGGCTGAACAAATGCAAACTCATCCAAATAAACCAGTGTCAGCGACATACCACGTCCAGTATTTTCAGTAGTTGCCTGCGCAACAATTCTACTGCCGTTATCAAACTCAATTGAACCTTTATTATATGCTGTCACGCCGGCTCTGACATGGTCAGGACAACTTTCATACATATATCTAATTCTGCCCATGATCTCTTGGGCACCTGCATACTTGTGGGCAGCTATCAAGATAGTACTGTCTGGGTTGTACATGGCAAACCACAACAAATACGCTCCAGCGCATGTACTCTTGCCGACCTGTCTGGGCAACATGGCAATGGAATATCTATGGTTGTGATAAACATCAATCAATGACTCTTGGAATCCATAAAGGGCAAACGGTACTCGGCCCTTTATGGGATGCTGTATAAAGCAGAAGTTCTTGATAAAGTATTTGGGATCCCCGGCAGACTTCGCGACATCTATGATTTTTTGAGCATCAAGAATGTCTTCCTTATACGGTGCTTTAACTAAGTCATTGTTTGCTGCCATGTGATATTACCTTATGTTCCAAGAGGTACGTATTCACCGTGTTCTT